CCAGCCGAGACACCGCCAAACTGTGCGGCGTTGTAACCGGTACTTCCAGCCATGGCTGCAGGTCCGGCGCTGATGCCGCCCACAGCCATTGGTGAGTAGCCAGCGCCTGCTCGCGTCAGGTCTGCAGCCGTGTCAAGGTTCTGCATACCGGTGCCGCCTTGGGCTGCAGCTTGAATCTGCTGCTCACCAGCTTGGTACTGGGGATTAAACCCAGCGAACTGGCGAGACCCCATCTGGTTCGCCACATCGCGCGCATAGTCCAAGTTGGTGAGGTAGCCAGCCTTTACGTCTGGATCAATCTCTTGTGTAACTGTTTGGCTTCCGCCGCCTTTAGACATATTAGTAACCCTTCAATTTGCCGACTGCATAGCACAGCGGCTCTAAAACAAAACGATATGCGCGACCCAGCGAGTCACGCTTTAAGCCTCGCATCTCTGCGCGCAGGTCAGTGCTACGATGACGAGCAATACTTTCAAGCACAGCCCGTAAAACTTTAAAATCTTTGCGGTAAGCCAAATCAACCAGCGGCAAAAACATGGCGTGGTATCCAGCCTCATGTGCTTTGGTTAAATTCTTGGCAGCGTAAGCCAGCCATATGCGGTTACGGTAAGAGCCAAAGCCGTAGGCGTGGTTCATGGCGGTGCAAATTATTTTTGAGCCACTGCCGCCGCCGCCATCGCCGTGGCCCATATCGCCTGCATCGTACCCAACCTGGCCAGAACCGTAGCCGCCATCGCCAGCACCACCGTAGGCGTTGCCATCGTTAGAGTTAATTGAGTTAATTAAGTTGCCAATTGGATCGTTTGAAGCGTTGGCGTTGTTAATCATTGAGTCTGACACTGAACTGACATTCTCATTAGTTGGCCCGCTCACCACCGGAGCGCCAGCTGGTGTGTTGGCGGCGGCCTCATCAATCTGGGCAATTAGGCTGCCAATAGGATCGTCGGACGCGTTGGCAACGTCTAGCATGTCCTGCGTAACGCCGCTACTGCCGCCGACCGATGTGTCCACGCCGTAGTACGGCTGGCCAGCATCTGAGCCGCCCGACTGACTGGCGACCTGCCGGATCAATGCGGCGTTGGCAAACGTCTGGGCCATCGGCCTGTAGTCCGGAGCCAAGATGCCGCCGCCACCCATAACGCCGCCGATGTTCGGCATAACGTTGGCCTGTTGGTCGCCATAAAAATTTTGGTACGTCTCAGGCGTAAGTAGTGGCTGGTACTGCACCGGCTGACGGTTTAGTATGCCCTGCTGCGCTAATAGTGAGGAGTCGGTGAGGCGGCCTGTGTTGTCAAACTGGCCAACGGGCATTGGCGCTTGCTGCGCGTAGAAAGGCATCTGCATCGGCATGCCGACTTGCCCACCGCCCATACCGCCAGGTGACGGCATGGGTGTTAGCATGGAATCGCTATTGCCGCCAAAGTTACCATTTTCTGGGTAATAAATGCCGTTTGTAAATCGTCCACCCATGCTCATATCAAATCCTTTTTAAGTATGAACCACGCTGGCTCGTACCCCTCGTCTTTTAAAAATGTCTTCGCCCACCCCTTACGCCCAGCAAGTGAGGCCCGACCGCAACCCTGTTGGATGCCCCAAGCCTCAATGTGAGAGCGCATCGTCTTTATCTCATCGAGGTCGCCGCCTGCAAGAAAGTAATGCAAATCTTTCATTCGCGGGTAGACAATGATTTCGGTCACCACCGCCGCATTGTTGCTGCGCCACAGTTGGTACCTGCCATTTAGCAAGCCAGATGCTATGTCGCCAAACGTGTGTGTGCCCTGTGAGTATTCTAAGGCCGCCTCTATGTAAGCGCGGCACTTGTAAATGTCCTCAAACAAATCGTCCATGTATTATTTCTCAATTAGTTGACTACATGGTCAATTTTATGTCACCTTCGGCCACCTTGGGCGGCATCAATGCGCATGGTTCCAACGCGCCAGTTATTGTTGCCGTTAGACTGCACGCGCATCTTGACCTGTCGCGCCGTGAACCGTACCGATGTGGGGTTAGACATTGAATACGGCCCATGGGTCGACTCAACGCCGTTGGGGTATAGCCGCGTCTTAAACGTGGCCGTTACATCACCCTGGTTTAACTCGTCCGGTATCAGCTCCTTGACGGCCATCAAGTTGTCGCCAGCGCCGATCTGGACAGGACCGCTTTCGCAGAACAGGGACTCGCTGTCGTAGTTAAAGCCGACCTCGTGCTCGTATATGTAGCCATCGGTTGATACCAAAAGTGGGTGGTCAAACGCGCCACGCCCAGTGCCCGCCGTGCGCGCAAGCGTTCCCACGTTCCAGTGGCCTTCGCGGTAGTTGTACAAGACGTAGCTGTCAACCTCTGTTGACTCTGCGCTTGGGTAGAACCACAGAACCTCCCCAAACTCACCGTTGTGGACCGCGTAGACCTTGCTGGACTGGTTGCGGTTCATCTCACGGTACACATAGTCTCCAACGTCTGATGGCAGCGGCTTGACAGAGCCGTCGTACATCCAAAAGCCTGTCTTGCTCATCCAAAAAGCCGTGGCGTCAGCCACGATGGCCACAGCTTGCGGTGATATAAGGCCGCAGCCAGAGCCTATTTTTTCAAAACTAAAGATAAACGGCTGGCCAATGTATGTTGCCGCGTGGCAGTCAACATCGGTCCACAGCAGGTTAATAGCGCGCACGCGCTTGCCGGCCATTAGCGTGCCAGGCGTGGTCAATTCAAAGTCGCCTGCTTGGTTAAGCTCTGCTGGCGTCCACACCGTGTTGTTTTCTTGGTCACACCACTGCACCTTGCGCGGGTTTCCGCCAGCACCCAAGGCAAAAATAAAGCGCTCCGCCGTAGATAATATTGCGTTGCAGCTGGTCGGCGCGTTTGTGATGGCAGCAGCAGCAGTTGGCCCGCCAAAACCAAGCTGCCACTCGTACAGCTTGCCGTCGCTGTTTGAGCAGCCGACCAAATACTCGCCCCATGTATCCAAAGTCCACACGGCGGCTGGCGTGATTGTCGTTAAGTTTTCACGCTCAACGCCATACGCTTGGACGCCGTACCCACCGGTCCCGTAGCCCGTCACAATTGTGGCGTCAACCAACCCTGATGTAAAACCGGCAGGCGTGATGTCTTTAAGCACCCCAGACACGCTCATGGCATAGAGGCCGCTATTGGTACCGATGCCGATCCATGGGTCTGCTTCGTTATCCTTCCACGTGAGCAAAGACCTGGCCGCGCCAGCGACTGCGCTTTCTGAACGCTTGCGCCAGCCGCCCATTGGACGCATGGTGCCCTCGTAAAATCGCACTAGGTTGGCGTCATACCAGCGGCCAGAGCTTTGCAGCTCTGTGCCGTTTCGGTAGACGCCTGGCGGTATTTGTAGCTGTATAAATGCCATGTTAATTCTCAGGGTGGTGTTGGCAGCACTTCGGGCAGCGGAGATATAAAGTTGACGGTTAGCACAGACGACGGTACACCGGTGCGTGGTGCGGACGCAGTAGCCGCGTCAAGCCATAGATTGGTGTCTGTGACCGCCGCCATGATCTCAATGTACTGTCCAGCTTGCAGGTCAATGTCAAAGTTCCAGTTTTTTGTATTGCGGTGGTTGTTGTCGCTGTCTGTAAAGACGCGGGTGGAGTACCCAATGTCCGTGCCGTCACGCCGTATCCAAATAGCTAACTCCTTGGCGCTGCCACTATCGCTCAAGACCTGCCCAGAGTACTGGAAGTTGTAGATTCCGCCCACAGACACCTCGATCCTAGACGTACTTCCTGATTGCAGATGCACGGCGTTTGACAGATAGGTGGCACTAAACACCACCGGGTATGCGGTGTTAATAACGGCAAAGGTCTGGGACGAGGTGTTAAAAAACAATCCGTTTGGGCACTCGATGTATTGACCACCGTTAGGGCCAAACAGTGACTGTAAGGCGCCAGTCAGGCGCAGCATGAACGTGCGCACTAGGCTGTTGCTGACGCGCACGGTCTTTTCCGCATACACAGACTTCGGGTCTGGTAGCGTTGGTACTGGTGGCGCTGATAGCGTCTGTTGCCTGTTTGATGCCATGCCCCAATTATGCTACCAAGCCAGCCAAATAGACCGTCTTGCCGTCCTGTTTGGTGGCGGTCAGGACCTGGTTCTTATTGTCCGCGATGTCATAGCTTATATGCACCCAGCCAGATAATGGGGTGCCGTCGTAGAATTCTAGGATCAGTTGGCGAAAATTCATCTGCTTGATGTGCTCCGCCAGCATGAAGTTGTCCACCCCTGTCACTTCGATGTCCGCAGCACAACCTCGGCAGTGGTCCGATGTGGCCGACCCGCCTATTTTTTGGTTTAGCTCCGGGCATCTAAAGCCGCTGCTAATTTGCACCGGCAGCCCGTAGTGGTCTCGAATCGGTTGAAGCACACTCTCACACAACGCCACCAGGTTAGACAGTTGCGTGTCGTCTGGCTGGTTATTGATACCCAACCTGATGGCTGTCTGTGATTTTGTCAGTTCTTCAAGTGAAAAGTTTTTTGTGAGTTTCATGCGATACCCGCCTTGTTGGGCTGTATTTGTATACAAGTCAATTGAAAATTGGCCACGTTTATGTCAGTCATAAACTTGCGGGTGACGGCATCGTTTTGGTTCAAGCACTGCTCAATAGACACCGACAATTTGCCACTTTGAAACCCACAGCTGCCGCCGTACACGCACACAAAGGCAACGGGCAACCAGACCATTTTTTACTCCCTTTATTTTGGCGAACTTAGTTTACTGGCCGCCAGCTGCTTAACCATGCCACGCAGGCCGTAGATTACGATAACCATTCCAATAATGATGTACCTGTACCATTCTGGCATCTTGTCAATAATCTCAAAGCCGTTTAAGGAGTAAGGTGCCATCGACGGAATAAACGCCATAATCATGGGCGTCAAGAACACAATCAACAAGAATTCGTCCTTCCAGGATTGAGCCATTTGCTCCATAGCAATCTTGTCTAAGTCAAAGTCTTGCGACTGGCCAGACTCCGCCATGCGGGTCGCTGAAATTGCCTTGGCCTTCTGTATGTCGGCCTGGGCTTGGATGCCAACGATGGCCGCAGCAGACTGGGCCTCGGCTTGCTTTTGCTTACCCTCCATCCATGTGCTGCCCAATGAGATTAGTGAGGTCAGTATTGGGATCATTTCATCACCTTTGTTACAACAAACCACGTTATGAGCAGCGCCACCCCAATGCCGGTTACCCCCAGCAGAAACACTGCAACACCAGTCAGCACATCTTTAATCGCTTGTATGCGCCTGCGCTTCTTGAGCACGATTGCACGGGCCACGGCCTCGCGGGTTTTTCGAGCTTCGACTTGAAATGCCAACCACTCATCCCACAACCCACCTCGCCCTTGATATATCATCAGCTCTTTAAGCTGTATCTCGTGCTGCTTGATCTGTTCAAGTGCAAAAAACGCCTCAGAATCAGAACCACCGGCGCTTGCTTTTTTGGATATTGCAGACTTGTTATCAAAGAAGCTGAACAGGTGCTTACCTGCCGACATAATGTCTCCACCA